TGAGCAGTTTTTCTTTCGGGGGCCTTATTATTTCAAGCTGTCCTGTAGATTCAACGATCTTTTGATCTGCAATTTTTGTGAGAGACTCAACTTCAGTTAGCGGTCCTTGTACCTCTTCAGTCTTTAATGCTTCTTGTGGTTTTGCACCCTCAGCAGGCTTTCCTGGAAATACTTTTTTTGGTGTAGTAGTTAACTTAACAAGACTTTCAAGACTTCCTTCAAAAGCTTCTACTTCTGGCTTTGGCTTGGTGCCTCGACCCCCACCTAAAATCCTAATTGGAACAAGCATCTTGAGTGCTTCTACTCCAATCTTTCCGATGAGAGCAACCCCAGGGCTACCTTGTTCAATATTAGGCTTAACAAGTTTTTCTTCTACCAATTCATCTGGTAATGTAAAAATCTCACCTAAAACACCAGAATATTTTTTGCCCTTAGAAGTTCTTGGTTGGAAAGTTAATGCTTCCTGCACTTCCTTAAAAGCTTCTGGGAAAGCCTGAATAGTACCCCCTTTTACAGATTCAAAAACGCCGACTGCTGTAGCTGGTACGGCACTAGTGAAACCTGTAACTACTTGAGTAGCAGTTTCTCCCAGTCCGACAGCAATTTTTAGTGGGTTGAGGCTGTTGTCCTGTCGCGGGTCAATTCCTTTTTGGGCGTCAGCATCTCCAATTGCTTTTAACTCAGGAAGGACGACATCAAGAAGATTAAAATCATCTATTTTAGTGTCTTTAACCTGTTTAGCTACTGGAGTCCCCGGAAATACTGGCATTATTTAATCTTCTCAATACCTTCTTCGTCTGTAAAATGGGCACCTTCGGGTAGTGCATCAAATTCTTCTTGAGTAGTTATGAGAGGAACTCCAGTGACTTGTTCGGCTTCAGTCTTAGGTTCTATCTTTGTTCCTCCCGTAACATCCACACCCCTGAATTTTTTGGCCCACTCTGCAAAACTAATGGCATTATCAGCCCTTTTCTTTGCGGCAACCCATGCTTTTTGGTCCAGCGCCTCCAATATCATTAATTGCAGCGGAGTTTTTATGTCATTTTCCAGCATGTATTCAGCTCTTAGATCAGAGCGACTTATTTTAGTGCCGTTTGCTAAGGTAAGTAAGGTATTGTTAACTTTTTCCTCGGTTTTAAGGCTTTCGAGGACACCTACTATTTTTGATTTGTCTATTATATTTCCTTGTTCATCTGTGGCTCCTCCTGCAAACATAGCAGCCTTAAATTTTGTGTCAATTATTCTATTCGTTTCCTGTGACTTGGCCTCAAACTTTTCTGGTATCGAACCAAATTCAGCTCCTAAATCATTTAAGATGTCCTGTTCAAAAGCCTCCTTTTCCTGCTTACTCAAATTTGCTAAAGACTTCCCCGAAGTCGCTTTTCTGAATGCTTCCTCAAAAGCTTCGTCCAAGTCTCCTTGCAGTTCTGCTGTAGAGACTCCAACATCTTTGAGAAGTTTTCTGAAAGCAAGGATATCAAATTTATTAATTCCACGTAGTTTTTTTTGGTCCTGAATAAAAGATGTCTTTAAGCGTCTAGTTGTCCTCTTTAAGTCGGGAGCTGAAAATTTAATGTTGACAGGAATCCCAACGTTTTCGCCAGATACATTAAAATCTGGAAGTCCTAGTTGGTTTCTAATTTTTTGCAGTTCCGCATTAAATTGTGGGAATTCAGATACAACCTGCTGTTGTCTCTCTAATGTGATATCTGTTTCTCCTCCCGTTGGAGGATTAAATCCCTCACCTATAGGAGGTTGAGGTCTACTGGTATCTGTAAGTATTGGAGGACTTGCCTCTTGGATAGGAGAAACCGTTGGAGCTGGTTGTGAGATAGCTTGAGCACGTTCTTGTGCTGCGGGTGGTGGAGCAGGCTGTTGGGGAACAGGAGCTTGAGATGGCTGTTGGGCAAAACTTTGAAGTATGTCCTGAAGAAATGGAGTAAGGAATTTCTGTGTATTTAAGTTCTTTCGTTGTTGATCTTTAGCTGCTTGCTCCTGAAGCGCAAGTTGTCGCTCCTTAAAACCTACTTCCTGTTCTTGAATCCCAAATTTACGCTCCTCCAAATCCTTCTTCTGCTTGTCACTCTCAAACTGCTGAGACAACTGGAATCCTCGGGCTAATCCACCAAGGAGACTGTCGAGGAAGTTTAATTTGCTTTTTTTACGTGCCATTAGCCGAAGAAGCTCCCACTAGCATTTCTACCACCAAAGTTAATCCCTGCAGCTGCTGAACCAGCATTAGCAAGAGAACCAGCTAACAATGGAGCTGCTGCGCCTCCTGTAAATGCCGTTAATAAAGCTGGAATCACAACTCCAGCAAGTTGACCAGCTCCAGCTCCACTCTTCTGCTCTGGAGGCTGTGCTGCAGCAGCTTGATTCTGTTGCTGTGCTGCTCTCCCCCCTGAGATTGGATTGAATCCCCCACTGCTAGTAAGTGCTGATTGATTAATTCCTTGTTGCTGAGTTGCCTGCTGTGAAGCGATTGGAAGAAAGTTACGGATCACATCTGAAATCACACGAGCTGGTATCTGGGAGCGGTCACGAGCGAAGTCTGAGATTAATTGACCAGCGATACCAAGCACACCAGTCTGGGCTTTGTTACCTCCAAGCCCTGCTGATCGGGCATCAACGTCTCTTAATGCTGTAGACTGCTGCTGAAGACTTTCCTGTCTGAGAGTGTTAGCTATTGGCAGTGCTGACGCTGGAATCTGACCACCGAGAGCTTGTGAGAGCTGTCTTAAAGGCTTTTGAAACTGGTCAAAGACTCCCTGACCTAAGAACTCTCTCCCCCTTTCTGCTGTACCAAATAAGGTATCCTCAGCCTGTACATCCCTTCTAAAATCTACCTTTCGCTGCTCAGGACCACTACTACCCATTATGCTTCCTCCAGAACTATAGTTTTTTCCTTCTCTTTAAGAAACTTAAATTGGTCTCTATGCAACTGAACGATCCATCCAGGTTTGTCGCCATAGAGATCTGGGACTACTATACTAATATCATAGCCGAGTTTCCTGTGAATCTCAAGAATCTCCTGCTTTTTGGTAACTCCCATAATTACTGGAACCAACTTGAATGCTTCTCGCATGGCAGCTACAAGATTCTTGAAGTATCTTATGCTTTGTCTCTTGTCCTCTCGAATCCACAACCCCATCCATGCAGCGTTCATCCAGGAGCTAAACCAGATAGCCATGCCAACGCCCTTGTCATCGATGTCCAAAAAGCCGTAGTTGGGAGGACTTAGTAGGTGCATAAGCTGATATGATGTCGTGATCTCATGCTGCATAAAGATGCTTTCCAAATCTCCAGAATCTTTGAGAGTCCGCCACAAGTTTTGCGCTAGGAGGATATGGTCAGGATCATGGGGATTAAACTGGAACATTTGATACCTCCTGTTGAGGTGTTGGAAGGTATACGTCAAACATGACTTTGTAGATGAACAGTTTAGCTGTTAGAGATCCCTCAAATCGAATTCCTGCGATATTACCATAGCGTAGAACTTTAATCTGTCGAGTCTCCCGTCCTTGTGTGTTAAGAATTGGTTGGGTGATTGAGACCCCATCAAGTAGAAGTGTTGGAGTGATATCCTGCTGAGTAGTATCTAACTCGACATAGATATCACGTAAGATAGCCTTGCGATCTGGCGCAGTAGCTACCGAAGGGAGCTCAACTTCAAAGGTGATCGCAGTGCCATTATCTGTTAAAGCTCCCTCATCTTCCAGTAACTGAGTCACTGCATTAATAGTTGCCTGCATCTGACCAGTCTCCCGTTCAAAGAAGAATGCGTTGCAACCTACTCCAAGATCACGCCACGTTTGTTTCGTAATATTATAGACTAGCGTATTTGTAAGATCGGATACAAAGTATTCATTCTCCGAGACTGCTGCTACAAGTCCAGTAAATGAGGCAATATTCTCAAGTGTCTTCCCCTTGAAGATCCCTTGGATTGGGACTGGTTGTACTGGAGTTGATGTAGTACCATCGAACACAACTATGGAATCCTGTGCCTGGTAGTAAACTCCGCTGGAGTGTGTTGCTATCGTAAATGGGTTGACGATACCTAAAGTACCTCCAATCTCAGGAGTTGAGAAGATTCCTTCAGCTGCAGTCCCTGAGATCTGGTAGATCCTTGAGTTTGTTACAACATAATGAGATGTGTTGAACACAAACATCTCTCGGATTCCGTCATCATCTGAACTGATATCAATAAATCCTTCTACTGACTCAGGACGGCCCTTTGGACTGAACTGAACTCTTCCCCGCTGCCCATTGATGTCAAGACGATACCACCACATGCGCCCATCGTGAGGACCAAAGGCTCCATCGTAAGTATCTAACGGTGGAGTGTTATCTGTTGGGAGTTCGGTGCCAGAGAGTGATGAGTCTGGATCGTTGTCAGTAAAGGTTGTAGTCACGTTGTCATTGATTGAAGTCAGAAGGAAGAAGACTGAACCATTAGATACAGTTCTCCAAACCTCTCTCCGATCTACTTGAGAGTCAGAAGATGTTGGGATTGAAGTGAGATCAGCTTTATCTGATGAAAGCGTGACAGAGGCCGCTGTTGGATTAGAGTTGGAACGGGAGCCAGTTGTATTATTTAAGAAGGTTATAAAGTATTGATAAGTGCCGCTTAAGACTCCTGCGACCCCTACTGCTGCAGAAGGATTTGTAAGGGGAGCATCAATTCCCCACTGAGTTACAGTGCCGTCAATTGCAACTTTAAACAGGTCTCCACCACCAGCTATGAAGAATTCATCCTGCTTGCCAGTTGTAGGTGGCATCTTGACCATACGAAGACGACTTCCATCAAGACCTGTCTTTACAGAGCTCCCATCACGCGAGAGTATCGTGGTAGATCCCTGGAAGCGAAGGTCATTGAACTCTCCAAGAGAGTGTGCATCAAGAGACTTTGACAGAGTAGAGCCATCACGAGACTCCAGGATGGTAGTAGAATCTGGATGGGCTCCACGACCCCTGCGAAGACTGTCCTTGGGGATCGCATCCTTACGTCCTTCTAGGAAGAGGCCCCCATCAAATCTGTCAAAAGTTATCTCTGGCATCAGTTGCTTACAACGAATCCGAAGGTTTCTAAAGTTGTAATGAGTGAGTTCACAGCAGTCTGGATCTCAGCGTCAGATGGAGTCCCAGAGAGATCAGTAATAGCTGCCTGCTGTGGAGCTGCAGTTTGAGAGAAGACTCCAATGTTGGTTCCTGTATGTTCTATGTCACCAAAGAACTCTGTCGTGTAGCTATCAAGTCCTTCGATACGCTGCAGTTGGATCGTAAGTTGTTCCAGTATTGGATTGAGCTGTTTAATTAGGTTCTTGATATCGTCTGTGTTATGTATCCTCCAAGTGTTTCTAGGCATTGAGAGCTCCCGATAGAAGATCTGCGAGCTGGTCACATAGGGAAGCAAACTGGGGATCAACGATGTCAGAGTTCTTTTGATGTTCCTTAGCTATTACCTTGAGTCCTATAATGTAGTCGAGCCAATCTGGATTGTTGTCACGGATCTCAGTGTTCACAATACCAACAGAGTATTCAGGGAAGTCACGTCCAAACGGTTCCCCAAGTAGGAAGCTGAAGTCTTTACTATTAACATCTGGTTCTGGATATAACCGGAACAACTTGGTAGTCTCCTCTTCTACAATATGTGCTACTGGGCGACCTACAAGGTCTCTCCATTCTTGATTCAAGGCGTTAAGGGAGTTAATTGTAGACTGCGGAATAACACTAGAATCATAAAACATTTCAAGAATCTTAACTACGTCATCTGGGATTGTATATTGAGTTGTCCCTTCTGTAATCTCCAACAATCTTACATTCGTAAACAAATCAGTCTGAGACAAGTCCTTGATTATATCATCGTAGAATGTGTCTGTGCTTGAAGCATCATTTTGATCCAGCGACATGGTATCTACGAAGCTAATTGTGAGCGCCTTACTCATCCTTAAATCTCCCAAGCCTCTGCTGGAAACTCTTGGTTAGTGCTTGAGCTTGTGTGAAGTCACGCTGTCGCAGGAAGAGTGTCGTTGCAGCAAGGTCTTTAACTAATTGCATAGCGTGATCTGGAAGTGCCATTGCGATATTCTCTCCTGCTATGACTCCCGTATCCTGGGTGTAAGTGACATCTACTGTGGTTGCCACCTCTGGAACTGGGAAGATGATAAGCAAGTTGATACCTACAGGAGTGAAGAACGAAGGCACAGAGCCTATCTTCCGAGGCCAGTCTGGATTAGAGTTGCGAAGTCCTCTAAGAGATGTCCTGTGCAAATTCTGGTTATGGTAACGGACTGAGACTGCTTGGATATAGTCAGTAAAGATAAGGGAGATTGAATAGAATAGCTGTCGAGGAACCAGAGTCAGTGTCTGCGTCCTTAACACAGCTTTGATAATAGCATTGATCGTGCGCTGTGCATGGGAGACGACTTCAAGAGTGAAGACTCTGCTATGTCCATTGGCTCCAACGTCTCGGACTTGCCGCAGAACGTCAGTGACAACAGTTCCTGCTATAGTTGCCATGTTACACCAGTGGAGACCAACCAGCTATGATATGCTCTCTGGCATTTGTGATGTCTCTAATACCACGACCAAATCTTCCATAAGACTGAACAACTGCCTTAGATTCTTCTGTGATACCAGATACGTTCTTGAAGTCTGACTTAGCAGCTTTCCAGAGAGTTCCTTGTCGAGCTTTAAGGTTTCCAAATACGGCGATCTTATTAGAGTCCTGATCTCCAAAGGCTCTCGCAGTCAGGCTCTCATAGATATTAAGTTTCACCCCTTCGATAATGACGTAGGACGGAATAAAGGGTGGAACCTCCTGCTCTGGTGATAACGGTTCTGGATCAGTGTAAGCTAGATAGGTGACAAGAACAGTGTCTGTCGTGTAGGGATAGAACTCAACGAGGTGACGGTTGTCAGCATCAAGTCCTACTTCAGAGTAGATTAATGGACCCCCTGCTACGTCAGTTCGATTAGGGAAACGCATATCCATCTCCCCTTGGCTGACACGGGTGATAGGGAGACCTAATCTATTGTTTGTAGCACTGTGGATGGAGCGAACAGACTTATCCAGTGTGATGACACGGGGGACTATTGTATAGGTTCCTGCTGCTACAGTTGTTCCTGCGTAGGTGGTTGCAAGCGTTAGCTCAGTCGTCACATTAATGATCTGATACCAACCATTGTCACCTGCGATACGAAAGAACCTACCAACAAGAGTAGAATCCCAGACAGCTTGAGCTGCTGCGTTACCTGTAATCTTGTTGCTTCCATTCGTGGCAGTAGCAGTTCCCGTAGTGATGTTCACTGGGATAGTAAACTGCTTTTCTTTCCTGAATGGAATTGCTCTGACTGTGAGAGCGAGCTCAATGAATCTCTCTGAGACCCACTTACAGGCGAGAGCAAAGTCTACATCAGTAGTGTCTCCAATGGCAGATGCAGCTATTTCTTTGACTTTCACGAATCATATCTCCAATCCTTACTGACTACCGTAGATGCCTCTTGGACTACCGTAACCTTTGGTGTGTCTCTGATATACAGTGAACACTGCATTCTTGGTCCGAGGATCATCAAAGGAATCGAACATAGGACGATTGCGCCACTGGAAGTTCAGGTCGTGAATGCCTTTAGCTGCTGTCATAAACCAGAAAGTATTAGTAGTCAAATAATGATAGACAAATACCTTCAAGTCGTCATCAAGCAGTGAGTTCAACTCATTGTCTGCTGTGAAGGGCTTACCACTAGATCCAAGAAGCTCACGAGCTAGGAATCTATCATTAGGATCAATGATAATCATGGTCGGGGAGATCAAGATGGGGAGGCCACGAGCATTCGTTGTGGTCTCAAAGTTCTTGATACCATCCTGAATACCAGTGATAGACAACGTGATATCAACAGTAGGACGGTTGGAGAATGCCCCACCACTGGCATCTGTGTGAGTCGTGGAGATCAGACTCGTGCCATCGAAACCATTGACTGCAGTATCGAAGGCAGAGTTCAAAACTACTGCCGCGTCTACTTCAATCCGGTTGCGAGACGATCTTGCCAGTTCACGAGCCATTTCACTCATGACACCAAAGCGGTCATCGTCCCACATTTCAAACGTAACTTCCATACCCAGCCCAAATGACTCAGCTGTGTAAGTTACGGTCCCACCAGCAACAGGCTGGTCAAGTACAAACTGCTGACCTTCCGGTTTTGATGGCATGGTTCCAAGACCAGCGAACTCTTGATCTCGTTGGTTCTGCCAAGGCATATCCTTGACATTAAATATCGTTGTATACTCGGGAGGACGTTCTTTACGAGTATCCAAATAGATCTGATAAATTGCGACATCCAAAAGTTCCGAAAATGCCGGAGTTGCTGCTACCATTAGTCATTACCTCCTAAGTTAGTTAGCCATTAACAGAGTATCTGTTAAGAACTCAAAGATTACGGTTCCGTTGGTTGTGCCTACCGGATCAATAAACTCCGAAATACGAACAGCTGGATTAGTGTTGTC